AATATTTTACGATAAACACGCTGGTCACAGGATAGAAATAGATGACGATGTTTATTATGTTATTAGATTTCAGGATGTTGTTGTGGTGTTATGAGAATAACGCCTAATGATATCAAAGATCTTAACATCTTTAAACATTATAGAATAGTAAGAAAGTGGGCTTGTAAAAATAATAATCTTAACGACGCGGATCTTGAGTTATTAATATACTTAGATTGTATGGATCTATTTTCAAGAAAAGATTTTGAAACAGGCTCCTATTCTTATAGTTGGAACAATAGAAGATGGAATAAGCTTCTACAAGAGGATTGGATAAAAGTATGGAGACCTAGAAATAGAACCACACAAAAATACAATATATATAAAGTTTCTTTTAAAGGTAAACAACTTATACTTAGAATGTATAAAATACTTTTAGGAGAAGAAGATATACCAACTAGTACTAGAAGAAATAAAATAATGAAAGGCCAATCATACATAGATAAAGTATTGATAACCTCGATTAATAATGTTAACAAAGATAAAGATAGATAATCATGAACAACCAATTAATGATAGACCCAATGACTGGGATGCCAGTGCAGCAAAACGCTGTTACTCCTCCAGTTCCTGGTAACGAGTTAGGCTACACAAAACCAGTCTTTAATCCTCAAGCACAAGTGCAAGCTAATGGAGTGTTTGGAGATGTTCAACAAAAAGCAAACTCAGTAAGTCCATTGTTCAAGAAAAAGTGTAATTACTAAAATTTAAGATATGAAAGGTAAAAACGGAACAATAGGAGAAAACACTTTATGGGACGGACCATTAAGTCAAGAAGGTAGACCACACGGAAAAGGATCTAGCTCTGGAAAAAACGGTATGAAATTAAAAGTTATGCAACCTTGTGGCTGTATCGGTGATTGTGGCTGTACAGAATTACAAGGTCCAATAACATTAAGAGCTAAGGGATAAAATGTTTCAAATGGGAGACATAAAACTGTATATGGCAAATATGCTAACGCTAAGTGTAACTACGTTTACAAATATAGAAATGGGGTTAAAAATCGTTTTATTATTAGTAACTATAGGATACACTATTAATAAGTGGCTTGAAATTAAAAAATCAAAAAAATAATGGCCTACGTACAACCAGATAGTTCACCTTTTTTAAGAGTAAGAAAAACCACTAAAGGTAAAGGCAGAAACTTTTTATCTACAAAAGAAGGCGCTGGTATGACAGAGGCTGGGGTAAAAAAGTATAGAAAAGAAAATCCTGGCAGTAAGTTAAAAACAGCTGTAACTGGAGATGTTAAACCTGGAAGTAAAGCAGCTAAAAGAAGGAAATCATTTTGTGCTAGATCTAAAGGATGGACTGGCGAAAGAGGTAAAGCTGCTCGTAAAAGATGGAAATGCTAAATGAAAACAACTAAAACTGGATATTTAAAAAATAGCCCTGATGTTAAAAATTCTCAAAATATAATAAAAGGAGGAGATATAACAATGAAAGGAGTTGAGTTTAAGGTTTTAGGAACTGATGATAGAGGATACACTAAAGTTATGTATCCTGGTTATGACTATAAGTTTCCAGGAGCTAAATACGTAATTGAAACACCTATAAAATAGTATGGCTTTTAAAATGAAAATGGGTAAGTTGTCTATGGACAATACACCAATATATCAAATAGATGAAGAGGATGGTGTTTTAGGTAGAGCTAATAACAACGGTTCTATTACACTTAATAAGAATTTAAGCCCATTAGAGCAGGAAGATGTTATAAGGCATGAAAAAGTGCATTTAGATCAAATGAAAAGAGGCGACTTAGATTACGACGATAAGTACGTTTACTGGAAAGGTAAGAGAATGCCTAGATCTAAAATGGATGAGGGCGCAAAAAATCTTCCTTGGGAAAAAGAGGCGTATAAGGCTAACTTATTAAAAACAACATAAAAAATTATGAGTTCACCATTTAAAATGAATCCAGGAAGAGGTTCTTTTCCAAAAACAGGTAGAGGAATCTCTAAAGCGCTTAAAGGGCCTTTGATGCAAGAAGCTAACGAGTTTGGCTTAACGCCTGAAATGCTAGAATACGCTAAGAACCAACCAGCCGCAAAACCAACTGGTAAAATATATCAAACTCCAAAAAACAATAGTGACAATTTTTTTCAACAAGCAGGTACTCTTTTAAGTAATCCTGCCGACGGAATAGCTGCTTTAGCTAATCAAGCAAGGGGAAACACGCGAAAATTATTCGGCTTAAGTGACCAAGGTGATTTAGACGGAGTTAGAGGAAGTTTAACTAACTTAAGAAGAGGAAAATTATCTGGAGATAAAGGCGTTAAAAAAGAACTTGGAAGAAGCTCTGGACTTAATTTTGCTTCGCAAGTAGGTATGTTAGGTAGCGGTACTGCTTTGGGCGCTCAAACCGTTAACGATTTAATTCAAGGAGATGCTACTGGCGCTATTATTAAAAAAGCTAAAGTGCTAAAACCTATTTACAACGCAGTTAAAAAACTTGGTGTAGATCCTACTAAGTTAACAAAACAAGCTTATAAAACTTATAAAGCTAATAAAAACGTTTTTTAGTTTTATATATAGCGGTTTTTTTGTTATATTAGACATTATAAACTTAAATCTAAATAAAATGAAAAACTTACTATTAGTACTGGCTTTAAATGCTTCAAACATTATTTTTTCTCAAACAAGCAAGCTAGAAGGATCTTGGAGCTCATATGGTAACACTTCGTATGTAACAACTATATCAGTCAGTGAATTTACAGGCTCAATAGATAGGGTATATAGCTATAGTTCTTATGAAGAAAAAAGTAAAACAGAAAAAATAATAAAACAAGACTACAACACTTTAGAAACATCACATTGCTTTGAAGATTACCAGTGGAGTATTAAATCAAAGTATGTATCATTAAACGATACCCTGATGAAAAGAATAATAACCGGCAGCGTTAATACTGTTCTATTGTATAAAAAAATAAATAAATAAATAAATAAATAAACAATTATTATGGCTTACAAGCAAAACCCTGGTCGTGGACCAATGATGAAAACAGGTAGAAACATTCCTAAAAGCATGTGTTCTCCAGCAATGCAAGTAAAAGACGCTATATCTGGAAGAAAAATCCCAGAAGGTGTGACTTTTGGAGAAACCAAAAAATCAATAGACGACTTTGGAGCAACAGCATATACAACAAGTTACAGCAAAAAAGGAACTAAGGGCGGACCTAATGGCGTAGATTTAGGTCCAGATTTCAAACCTACTAAAGAACAAACTAGAAAGGCAAACGAAAGAGTTAAAAATCAAAAAAAGTCAACAAAACCGATTAGTGGGACCGTTCAAAATAAAATCTACTCAGGTAAAACAGCTGGAATTAAACCAGTTGATTCTAAACCTTCAGGTGAAATAGTACAAAAAACTTTTAAAACTAAATCAACTGAAGAGATTCAAAAAGACAAAGACTATATTGATAAAAGAAATAAAACAAACAGGAAAAACGCAAGAAGAATGAAGCGAGCTAAGTTCTGGGGTAATATTGGTAGTGCTTTAACACCTAGTGGTAAAAGCGGTTTTAAACCTGGTTGTTTTTAATTAATGAACAAAATATTTCAATGGCTTACAGGTGGCGTTATCAAGAATATTGGTAACGTCATTGATAAGCTTACCACTACTGAAGAAGAAAAACTTTTAATTAAAAAGCAGATTCAAGAAATATTAGAAAAAGCTGATACCGAAGCGCAAACTCAAGTAACTGAGCGTTGGAAAGCGGATATGACTAGTGATAGCTTTTTATCTAAAAACATTCGACCACTCGTTTTAATATACTTAACTTTTATATTTACTGTTTTATCTTTTTTTGATGGTAATATTGGAGGCTTCGTTGTCGCGGGGCAATATATACCTATATTTCAATCTCTATTAATCACGGTATATGGAGCATACTTCGTAGGAAGGTCTTGGGAAAAAGGTAAAAGATCAAGTGATAATAAATAAATGAAAACAATTAAATTAAATCAAATGGAAAACAAGATTACAGCAGAAGAATTAAAACTAGTTAAGGAGAACCAAGGTAAAATGACTCAAGCATTATCTCAAGTAGGTGTGTTAGAGGCTCAGAAACACGGGTTGATCTCTCATATTCAAGAACTAAACAAAGAAGTAGAAGACAACAAGAAGGTCTTAGAAGAGAAGTACGGAGCAATCAGTATTAACTTAGAAGACGGAAGCTTCGAGGAAATTAAGAAAGAAGAACAAGAAGCTTAGTATATGTCGTCTATTATAAGAAAAATCAGTATAGGTTCTGACTACAAGAATGACGCAATGCATTACGCTATTGGCCAGTCTGTATATGGAGGTCATGAAATATCTCATATACTGCACGATGAATCTAACAACTCTTATAGTATACATATAAAGAAAAACAACGAGGTATTGCCATGGAAGAAATTTAATTCTAACATGGCTATATCCGTTGAATATGATTTACAGTATTAATGAGAAGTGTATTCGATTTTATAGTAAAACCTGTAGAAGGAAGATATGATAATGAAATAAAAGTTGGTGATAAGAAATTGATGTTAAATTCAAGCATCGAAGACTTTAAGTTTATCAGTAGAAAAGCTGAAGTTGTTTCTGTACCTATTGCTTTTAATTCATCTATAAATGTTGGTGACATAATAATTATTCACCACAATGTGTTTAGAAGATACTATAATCAAAAAGGTGAAGCCGTTGATAGTAGTAAACTTTTTAAAGAAAACTTATACTTTTGCCAACCAGATCAAGTCTACTTATATAAAAGAGATAATAAATGGAGACCAATTGGTACTAGGTGTTTTGTAATGCCGATTAAAAATAACAATCCTTTCTCAATGGATAAAGAGAGAAAGCATATTGGAGTATTAAAAATCGGTAATAAGTCGTTAGAAGCGCTAGGAATAAGCGAGGGAGATCTTATAGGTTTTAAACCAAACAGAGAGTTTGAGTTTATAGTAGATGATCAACGACTTTATTGTATGGAATCTAATGATATTTTATTAAAGTATGAATACAAAGGAAACGAAGAGGAATATAATCCTAGCTGGGCAAAAAGCAGTTGAGGAGTTAATTCAAGTAGCTAAAGAAAAGATAGTTGATTCAGATGATGATATATCCGCTGATAGATTAAAAAATGCTGCAGCTACTAAAAAACTAGCTATTTTCGATGCTTTTGAAATACTTAGTAGAATAGAAGAAGAGGAAAGACTATTGGAAGAAAAGCCAAAAGAAGTTAAACAGGAAAAGTCTTTTAAAGGCTTTGCAGAAGGTAGGTCTAAATAATGTACAAGCAAACATTAATAAAGATAATAGAAAACCACGTAAAACCTGCTTTACTAAAAAGAAATAATAGAAATAAAAAGTGGGCCAAAGGATACGATAGTGACCACGATATGGTTATTATAAGTTCTGATGGAACTATAGGTGAGATTGTAGAGATACAAAACTTAAAAATTGCTTTACCTGCTGTTCCAGAAGATGTTTACAAATGTTCTGACAAGAAAGAAGAACAAATGTGGTCTAGGTTAGAATATCCTAAAGAACTTGCGAAAATCAAAAGCGTTTTTGATTGGCAAAAATACCCCACTAATTTTCAAGAAGAATGGTATGGATATATTGACAAAGAGTTTGAAAAAAGGGAAAAGGGTTTTTGGTTCTATAATAATGGCAAGCCAACTTATGTTACTGGTACTCATTACATGTACCTGCAGTGGGCCAAGATTGATGTTGGGGCAGCAGATTATAGGGAATCAAACAGAATATTCTTCTTATTCTGGGAAGCTTGCAAAGCAGACATCCGTTGTTATGGAATGTCATATCTCAAGAACAGAAGGTCAGGTTTTTCGTTCATGGCTTCAGCTGAGACCGTTAACATGGCAACAATATCAACCGACGCACGCTTTGGGATTTTGTCCAAATCTGGTGCCGATGCAAAGAAGATGTTCACAGATAAAGTGGTACCTATCAGCGTTAATTACCCGTTCTTCTTCAAACCGATACAAGACGGTATGGACAGACCAAAGACCGAACTCGCTTATAGAGTTCCAGCTTCCAGGCTTACGAGAAGAAAACTCAACGAAGGTCAAGTCGAAGAGGAAATTGAAGGTCTTGATACCACCATTGACTGGAAAAACACAGGGGACAACTCGTACGATGGGGAAAAACTAAAACTACTAGTACACGATGAAAGTGGAAAGTGGGAAAGACCTGATAACATACTAAACAACTGGAGAGTTACAAAAACCTGTCTAAGGTTAGGTAGTAGAATCGTAGGTAAATGTATGATGGGTTCTACTTCAAACGCTTTAGAAAAAGGTGGTGGTAATTTCAAAAAATTATATTATGCATCAGATGTTACGCAAAGAAACCGCAATGGGCAGACTAGCTCAGGGTTATATTCTTTGTTCATACCTATGGAATGGAATTACGAGGGATTCATTGATACTTATGGATTACCTGTATTCGATCAGCCAAAAAAAGAAACAGTAGATCCAAGCGGAATACCTATAACTCACGGAGTAATAGAGCATTGGGAAAACGAAGTAGATGGTTTAAAAAACGACCAAGATGGTTTAAATGAATATTACCGTCAGTTTCCTAGAACAGAAAAACACGCTTTTAGAGATGAAGCTAAATTATCTTTGTTTAATTTAACTAAGATATACGAACAAATAGATCACAACGAAGAGTATTTGAATAGTAAATTAATTACTAAAGGTAGTTTTCAATGGGAGAACGGTGTCAAAGATACTAGAGTTGTTTTTACTCCAAACAGCAATGGTAGATTTTTAATAAGTTGGATTCCATCTGCAAATCACCAAAACCATGTAATAGTAAAGAATGGAGTAAAGTACCCAGGAAACGAACATATGGGAGCTTTTGGGTGTGACAGCTACGATATATCTGGAACAGTAGACAGTAGAGGATCTAAAGGAGCTTTGCACGGTCTTACTAAATTCAGCATGGAAGATCACCCGGTTAATATGTTTTTTTTAGAGTATATAGCTAGACCTCAAACAGCTGAGATGTTTTTTGAAGATATATTAATGGCTTGCGTTTTTTACGGAATGCCAATACTAGCTGAGAACAATAAACCTAGGCTTTTGTATTATTTTAAAAGAAGAGGCTACAGAGGTTTTTCAATAAATAGACCTGATAAAATATATTCTAAATTATCAGTAACAGAAAAAGAAATTGGTGGTATACCAAACTCTAGTGAAGATATTAAACAAGCGCATGCCGCAGCAATCGAATCTTATATAAATGATTTTGTGGGCGCTACAGAAAGAGGTTATGGAAATATGTATTTTCAAAAAACTCTTGAAGAGTGGGCAAAATTTGACATAAACAATAGAACAAAGTTTGATGCGACTATAAGCTCTGGATTAGCTATAATGGCATGTAATAAAAACAAATACACACCTGTTTTCAAGGCTACTAGAAAGCCAGTATCAATCTCTTTTGGTAGATACGATAACAGTGGTTATACCTCAAAAATAAAAAGATAAATGATTTACAAAAGCGTAAACAGCACTTTCCCAAGTCAGGTAGTACCGGACGAAGTAAAGCAGAGTTATGAATACGGTTCAGAAGTTGCTAAAGCTATAGAGAACGAATGGTTCAAAGGAGATCGAGGAGCAGGTTCTGGTGGTAGGTTCGGTAACAACTGGCAAAACTTTCACAGATTACGTCTATATGCTAGAGGAGAACAATCTGTTCAAAAATATAAAGATGAATTATCAACTAATGGTGATTTGTCTTATCTTAATTTAGACTGGCAACCTGTTGCTGTGTTATCTAAGTTCGTAGACATCGTTGTCAACGGTATGACTGATAAAGGTTATAAAATAAAATCATTTGCTACGGATCCTTACGCTCAAAAACAAAGAACAGATTACACTGCGGCTATATTAAGAGATATGAACGCAAAAAAAGTTTTAGAGTCTATAAAAAACAACTTGGGAGCAGATCTTTTTATGACTGCTAAACCTGACGAGTTGCCAACAAATAAAGAAGAGTTAGATTTGTATGTTCAGTTAAACTACAAACAATCTGTAGAAATAGCTGAAGAAGAAGTTATAGACAATATTTTAGAATTTAATAGATACGAAGAAGTAAAGAAAAGAGTTGCTCAAGACTTAACAGTTCTTGGTATAGGTGCTACTAAAACAGATTTTAATCTATCAGAAGGTGTTACAGTTGATTACGTTGATCCTGCTAACCTAGTTTATTCTTATACTGAAGATCCTAATTTTGAAGATATATATTATGTTGGTGAAGTTAAATCAGTGTCTTTGCAAGAATTAAAGAAGCAGTTTTCAAATTTAACAGACGCGGAACTAGAAGAAATTCAAAAACAACCTGCAAGTTATAATTACACTAGACAGTACAATGGTCAAGATGATAATTATGATAATGTGCAGGTTATATATTTTGAATATAAAACATATTCTAACCAAGTTTTTAAAATAAAACAAACAGATCAAGGTTTATTAAAAGCACTTGAAAAACCTGACACCTTTGATCCACCAAGTAACGACAACTTTGAAAGGGTTTCAAGATCTATAGAAGTTTTATATAGTGGCGCTAAGATATTAGGTCAAGATAAAATGCTTAAATGGGAGCTAGCTCAAAATATGACTAGACCTTTTAGTAATCAAACAAGGGTAGAAATGAACTACTCTATTTCAGCGCCAAGAATGTACAAGGGTCGTATCGATAGTTTATTTTATATAGTGGCGCTAAGATATTAGGACAAGATAAAATGCTTAAATGGGAGCTAGCTCAAAATATGACTAGACCTTTTAGTAATCAAACAAGGGTAGAAATGAACTACTCTATTTCAGCGCCAAGAATGTACAAGGGTCGTATCGATAGTTTAGTTAGTAAATGTATTGGTTTTACCGATATGATACAAATCACTCATTTAAAAATCCAGCAGGTTTTATCTAAGATGGTTCCTGATGGTGTTTTTGTAGACGTTGATGGTTTAGCTGAAGTTGACTTAGGTAATGGAACCAGTTACAATCCGCAAGAAGCACTTAATATGTACTTCTCAACTGGTAGTATAGTTGGAAGATCTTTAACTCAAGACGGTGATCCTAATAGAGGTAAAGTACCTATTCAAGAGTTAAACTCTTCTTCAGGTATAAATAAAATACAAGCGTTAATTCAAACGTATCAATATTATTTACAAATGATACGTGATGTAACCGGTCTTAACGAAGCTCGTGATGGCAGTATGCCAGCTAAAGATTCTTTAGTGGGTCTACAAAAACTTGCAGCAGCTAACTCAAACGTAGCAACTAAACATATATTACAGTCTTTAATGTATGTAACTGTTAGAACATGTGAGAATATAAGTCTGAGAGTAGCAGACATGTTAAGCTTCCCTTTAACTAAAGATGCGTTAATGAACTCTATAAATTCAGTAAACGTAGCTACGTTGCAGGAAATAAGTGATTTAAATGTGCATGAGTTTGGTATATTCTTAGAATTAGAACCAGAAGAAGAAGAAAAAGCGCAGTTAGAAAATAATATACAAGTTGCACTACAAACAGGTAGCATAGCCCTTAGTGACGCTATAGATATTAGAGAGATTAGAAACTTAAAGTTAGCTAATCAGTTTTTGAAGCATAGGCAAAAAATTAAAAGAGATCAGGAGCAGCAAGCACAACAAGCTAATATTCAAGCGCAAGCACAGGCAAACGCTGAGACAGCTGAAAGAGCTGCTATGGCTGAAGTTCAAAAGCAACAAGCTTTAGCTCAAACGGAATTACAAATAGAACAAGGTAAATCTCAGTTTAAGATACAGCAAATGCAGCAGGAAGCTGAAATAAAAAAGCAGTTAATGGCTGAAGAGTTTCAATACCAAATGCAATTAGCTCAAGTTAGAGCTGACGCTGAAAAAGGAAAACTTCAAGACATTGAAGACAGAAAAGACGAAAGAACAAAAATACAAGCAACTCAACAATCTGAGTTAATAAACCAAAGGCAAACCGACTCACTACCAAAAAACTTTGAATCCGCAGGTATGGATAATTTAGGTGGTTTTGGTTTGGAGCAGTTTGATCCTAGGTAAAGAATTTTTTAATTATTTAATTATATTATATTATGTCAGAAATAGTAAAACAAGAGGGAGACTTCAAAATTAAGGCTAAGCCTAAAAAGCCTAAAAAGTTAGTCACTGATAATGAAGTGATTAAGGTAGAAATGCCAAAAGTAACTCTAGAGCAAGCTGAAAAAGTAGCTCCAGAAATTACAAAGATAGAGATTAAGCCTGAAAAAGTAGATCAGATCGAAGAGGTTGTTGTCAAAGAAGAAGAACCAACGAAAGTTGAAAATGCAGTAGCTGAAGATTCAGTTATGCAAGAGATTATCGATGAAGAGGTTGAGACTGTTACAGAACAAGTTGAACAAGCTGTGCAGGAAAACAAACAAACAGGTAGAGCTTTACCTGAGAACGTTGAGAAGTTAGTTTCTTTTATGGAGGAGACTGGCGGAACAGTTGAGGACTATGTTAGATTGAATGCTGACTACTCAACAGTTAATGACGCTACTTTACTTAAGGAGTATTACAAAAAAACTAAACCTTATTTAGAAGGTGAAGATATAGATTTAATCTTAGAAGACTTTTCGTATGACGAAGAGTTAGATGAGGAAAGAGAAATACGTAAGAAAAAAATTGCGTATAAAGAAGAAGTTGCAAAAGCTAGAAACTTTCTAGAGGAAACAAAGAGTAAATACTACGACGAAATCAAGTTGAGACCCGGCGTAACTCAAGACCAACAGAAAGCTACTGATTTTTTCAACCGTTACAATGAAGATCAAAAAGCTGCAAAACAACAGCATGACCAATTTGTACAAAGTACTAAAAACTTATTAAACGATGATTTCAAAGGTTTTGATTTTAATGTTGGTGAGAAAAAATTTAGATACGGAGTCAAAAACGTCAACGAGGTTGCCGAGGCACAATCTGACATTTCTAATTTTATAGGGAGGTTCCTAGATAAAAAAGGAAATATTGCAGACGCTAAAGGTTATCACAAAGCTATGTATGCAGCGCGAAATGCTGACACTATAGCTCAACACTTTTACGAACAGGGTAAAGCCGACGCGGTTAAAGATGTTGTAGCTAAATCAAAAAACATAAGCACAGAACCTAGAAAAAATTCTAGTGGAAATGTATTTGTTAACGGGTTAAAGGTAAAAGCAATTAGCGGTTTTGATTCTTCGAAATTAAAAGTAAGAACAAAAAAATTTAACTAAAAACAATTAATTATTATGGCATTAGATCCATTATTTGGTAGTATCGTACCATCACAAAAACAACAAGCATTAGCTACAAACTTTTTATCATTCAACGGAGGAGCAAATCCTGGAGATAGCGACACTTTCGCTCAACAGTATTTACCAGAAATCTACGAACAAGAAATCGAGCGTTACGGAAACAGAACGTTATCTGGATTCTTACGTATGGTAGGAGCAGAGATGCCAATGTCTTCTGATCAAGTAATCTGGTCAGAACAAAATAGATTACACATCTCTTACACGGATGTATTAAACGACCAAGCAAATACTTTAACTATTACACCTTCTGCAACTGTAAAAAATGTAATTTCAGTTGGATCAACTATCGTTGCTATCGACAAATTAGGAGCAGAATTAAAGTGTGTTGTAACCGCTTCTAACCTTTCTACAGGTGTATTGACAGTTGCTCCTTACACTGCTACAACAACTGCTTCTTTAGCGACTACTGGTGTAAAAATCTTTGTATACGGTTCAGAATATGGAAAAGGATCAAGCACTCCTAACTACTCTGCTTCACAGACAGATGGTTATGTAAGCGTAGAGCCTGATTTCACGCAGTTCTCTAACTCTCCAATCATCATTAGAAACAAATACGTAGTATCTGGATCTGATATGGCTCAAATCGGATGGGTAGAAGTTGCAACTGAAGACGGAACTTCTGGATACTTATGGTATTTAAAAGCTGAATCTGAAACAAGATTACGTTTTGAAGACTATTTAGAAATGTCTGTAGTAGAAGGAGAAAAAGCTTCTGTAACTGGTGCTGGATCTGCTGCTGCAGCTGGATACAAAGGTACTGAAGGTTTATTTGCTGCTATCAAGTCTAGAGGAAATGAAGAAGCTGGATTCAACGCTGCTGCTGACGCATTAGGAGAATTTGACGCTATCTTGAAAAACTTAGATACTCAAGGAGCTATTGAAGAGAACATGTTATTCTTAAACAGACAAACTTCTTTAGGATTTGACGATATGTTAGCTGGATTAAACGGTGGAAATGCTGGAGCTGGTTCTGCATATGGTATCTTTGAGAACTCTGAAGATATGGCATTGAACTTAGGATTCTCTGGATTCCGTCGAGGTTCTTATGACTTCTACAAGACTGACTGGAAATACTTAAACGATGCTTCTACAAGAGGTGGTGTAACTGAAGCTGCTGCTGTAGCTGCTCCTGTTGCTGCTATCGATGGTGTATTAGTACCTGCTGGAACTTCTACTGTTTATGACCAAGTATTAGGAACAAACATTAGACGTCCATTCTTGCACGTACGTTATAGAGCTTCTCAAGCTGATGACAGAAGAATGAAGCAATGGTTAACTGGTTCTGCTGGTGGAGCAATGACTTCTGACTTAGACGCTATGGAAGTAAACTTCTTATCTGAAAGATGTTTATGTGTACAAGGTGCTAACAACTTCGTATTGTTTACTAAGTAGTAGTATTATATTACTGTAATTCTTACCCTCGTTATATCAACGGGGGTAATTATTACTCTTATTAAATTATTAAACTATTAAATTATATTATATCATGAAAACAAAAGTAAAAGCAAATGAAAAGTGGGAAATCAAAGATAGAACTTACTTTACCACAGGATCATACCAACCATTAACGTT